CGGTCAAAATCTTCTTCATCTAACGTGAACGACAAAGCACGTTCTAAAACGTCAGCAATGACTTTACCTGTTTCGTCCGCATCACGGTAGCGACGACGAACATCAGGCTTTGGTGTTTGATTGTACAGGGCAGGGCAGATTGTCTGAATGTTTGAATACAGGACATTGAATCGGTCGCCTGACTGATAACGACCAACTGTACTAGTGTTGCTTTTTAGGTCGTTCTTTTCGTCGCGATAACGAGCATTAACATCATGCGCCCGTTCACGCCAGAACTTCTCATCTTTAGATGCAAGATCAAGTTCCATTTGCCAGCGTTTAACAACACCTTGCGGGCCTTCTCCAGCGTCAATTGGTTCTTCTAATGATCCTGTTTGCGCCAGTGCTGCATCACTCATATGTTTTTATCCGTCATGCTGTGGGTATCATTTTTTAATACGTTACTTGAAACAAGCCAAAACTGCAATAGGTTCAATCATATCTTGGTTTGCTTCTTTTAGCTGATTTAAGCAAATCGTTAAATGTAACAGTTGATTTGCCGCCAGCGTTTATAATTCTACCAGGCTTTTTTTCAACTTTAACTACTGGCTCTTTCCAAACCCAAGACAAATATCTTAGTGCATCAGCGTAATGATTTGTCCAATCGTGGACGGGCCTTTCTCTAAAACATTTCTTGTCGTCATCCCATTCACGCCTAAAATTTGTTAACGCATCCAAGAATTTCTCTTGGCTTTCATCAATCCATAAACGTGGAAAAAGTTGCCGCGCTGCCATAATTCCTTGTTGTTCAGTGTTGGTGTTTTTTAATATCGACACATTTTTTAAACCGTGGTCTTTAGTAAATTGTTCGTAAACTGATCTGCCCGCAGCCGCTAACGTCTTGGCTTGAGCATCGTGCGGTAGCCAATGCTTGCCGTAATTGAGCGCCCAAGGCTTGTCATTAATAACTTTGGCGTAATGCTCCAAGTCGCGTCCGTTTGCATCATATGTATCAATAATTCTAACTTCTCCAGCCAATACCTGGACAAACAATATAACCGTATCGTCAGAATAACCAATATCCCAGACGGTCATTACTGGCAGACTTTCGTCCCATTTAATTGGAAGAATACGCCCTTCTTTTCTAGCCCTAGTCAAATGGCTACCGTAAAACGATCCAATAATTGCCGCCTCAAAACTACAAAAATATTCTTGCTCAAATAGTGATCTGCCAAGTTCTTCGTCATACAAATCAATATATTCGGCCAAACTTTCGTCTAATTGAAATTGTGTCAAAGCACCAGTATCTTGAATACTAGACAGTTCTGCAAACCAATAGTCGGATTTAACCGCCCGATCAAACATGCGTTTTGCGTGATTGGATCCACGGGGCGTTGTAATAAATGCCGCTGTGCCATCTGATTCTTCAATCATTGGCTTGTGATAAGCCCAAGCTGCTGGATTGCATAACGCCCACTCTGAGTAAGCTATACCAACAGGGCCAGAACCAACCGTTGCGTCATAACGATCAGATCCTAAAAGCTGCCAGGTCGATCCCCAGACAGTTTCAATAAACATATCATTGTCGTTAATTCTTTTGCGTATCTCTGGCGGGAAGGCTTCGTCAATTCTGCGTTTGCCTGTGTGACCATTAACACCGTTCCATATTGCTTTTCTTGCTTGTGAATATTCTGGAAAGCAATGCCAGTATGTACCAATTCTGCGCCTGGATAAATCACGAAAGCCGTTTAAAACAATTTCGTCTTTTCCCCAACGTCTATGTGCAATGGCAATTAATCGTTTTTGTTTTTGTTCTACCAGCGCTCTGTAAAAATCTTGTTGATACCATCTTACCGTAAAATCAACGTCCATCTGGCTTTGGCTCAAAATATGTATTGAAACTAATATCACCTGTATGCTGATTATCAGTCTTCTCTGATAAGCCTAAATCTCTTGCAATGATGTTAGCGTTAAGCAAGTCAGCCGCTGCTCCTGTGAACTTTTGATCGCGAATTACGTTATCTGCTCGTGTAGCGATATGGAGTAAATCTTTTGTTTCTCGATAGCTTACCCATGTTTTTAACGTCACATCAAGAAACCGACAAAGGCTTGTAATCGTCATAGCTCGCACTTTTGGTATTTTAACTATCTCTACTTGACCGCCAACATTCATTGCCTTGCTTTCGTACAACGGATTGTTTTCAGTCCATTCAAAATACTCAACACAGGCATTCCATAGAACATCTGGATCGCTGTATTTCATTGGCGGCCCGTGTTTTGTTCTGGCTTCCCAGAATTTATTTCCTTTTGGTGCAGCCATGCAATTCATTCCTAATTACTAAAAAGCCCCAGCGACAAACTTGGGGGCATGTCGCTGGGTAGTCGGGGAAGTAATCTGTCTATACCTTAACCCCATTAAATATTTCTGTCTAGCTTTCTCAATTCAAATTCAAGAACAGCTAAAGCATTCCAAGCGGCATGGCTGGAGTGCAAAAGTTTCGATTCACTATCCACCCCATCTTTAATTGTGTGCCTTAATAAAGCGCGTTTATATCTAAGAAATCCATTCTGAACGCTTTTCCAAGCTTCCCAACCGTAGCCCTTTTCAACTGCTCCATAATTACAGATTTGACTTACTGCATTTAATGCGTTTGGAAATTGTTGCAAAACAGTTAACAAATCTATTTTACCATTGTCCATTTTTGCACCGTCTTCGCCAATCGTTTTTCCAGTTGGATCAGTTTCTTTCTGTGCCTTTTTGTGCATTCCGATTGACCTCATTTAATTAACTCCAAATATTTTTTTGATTGCTCTGGGTTCCAGCCACCTGATTTATAATCATTCCACGGCACAGATTTAAATATCGCTTTATGGTTTGCCCAACGGGTAAATGCTTTCTGATAGGAATCTTTTTTGTCATAGGGCATAACATACGGGTCACAACCAATACCCCGCAACTTCTCAACTCTGTACAAATCCTGATCTGGTGTTGTGTTAAACCCAATAAGAACAAAAAACGCCATCTGATATGGTTTAATACCAGCGTCAACAACTCTTTCTATACCGCTCATTATAACTTTTTCTGTGCCTTTGCCCCATTGATCCCAAGCAAAGAACACTTGCTTCCTTGTGTTTTTAACATTTGTAAAGTTTACTGACGCTAAAGCAGCCGCTTGTTCTTCCGTGATGATGCGTATATTTAGCCCTTGGCTAAAGCAAACTTTTAACTTAAACTTTTTTATTTCGTCAATCCTGTCAGACCACGATGGGTTTCCAAAAAAATCGTTGTCCAAAAGCATAACAAAATTGCTATTGCGTTGCTGCCATAATTCGTTAATCGTGTTTTCCTCGTATGGTTTTCCTTCTTTTTCTGGGACTACACAGAACTTACAACGGAACCGACAGCCCCGCATAGTAAAGCCTATATTATGTGGGTATCCATACAGTGAATAATCTGGCTTACAATCTTCTATCTCTGGCGCAAGTTTAGATCGTAAATCCCAACCAGTGCCGCCTATTTCCATGCGGGAATCGTCCAGCAAAGACCCGTCAGAAAACTTAAAAATCTTTGACGCATATACCTTATCATATGACGATTGGAATAAAGGGTCATACAACACCACACTATCACCAAGACTTTTATGGTAGCTTGAAACTTTCATAAGTGCCAGATTTGGGATTGTGCTATCTACATCATACAAAGCTATACTACTCATCATTTTATCCTAAAACGGAAGTTCGTCGTTTAGATCGTCGTTGACTGCTTTGACTTTAGAATCAGGGAACACCTCTTTGATTTGGTTTACCAGCTTCATGCTATCACTTTCAAGTATGTTGCCAATTTCATCTAGCGAATAAACTGCGACACCTTCCATAGCGGGATCTGTTCGTATAGCTTTGATTGCGTCTGCGTTGCCCTGTGCTACGGCAAACTTAAAACCATCGCCTGTCGTGTGGCTCCAGATGTTAGGCTTGAGCGGAGTGAAGCCAGATGATGTGGCATCCAAATCCATCTTCTCCCAGCCTTTAATTAACACCGTTGATCTTTTTGCGACTTCATTAGGATCGTTATCAATAATCGCCTGGTCTAGTTTTGCTTTAGCTGATCCAAACTTAGATGCAATTTGTGAGCTA